AGGTTTCAGAAGGGTTTAAAGGCTGGCAGAAAGGAATTATTGTTGCTAATCAAACCATTGGGCTGATTAAAAGCACGCTTGGAAGTCTCGGGGTTATGAATACAAGCGGTGCGTTTAATCGAATTGATACAATGAACCGCTTTCAAAAAACAATCACTGTTTTGACAGGCGATTCCAACGCAGCAAAGGCAGCATTAGAACAGTTAAAAGACGCTACCCTTGGCACTGCGTATGGTCTTGACGTTGCGAGCAAATCTGCACAGGGATTCCAAACAAGAGGCATGTCTCTTGGTGCGGCAACCAATCAGGTACGTGTTTGGGCTGATGCGGTTTCCTTTTACGGCGAAGGTACAAATGAACAACTACAAAGCGTAGTAGATGCCATTGGTAAAATGTACAGTAAGGGCAAGGTAGAAGCAGATCAGTTGGATCGTCTTTTTGATGCGGGCATAGGAGCTGCTGAAATTTATGCTCAGGCAGTTAACAAGTCAGTTGGTGCCGTAAAAAAAGATCTAAGTAAAGGCACTATATCAGCTGCTAACTTTATCAGCGTGGTATCTGAGGCATTGGATTCTGGGATATCAGCTGGAGCAGCTAAGGAGGCAGGCAACACATGGGCTACAACCTTTGCAAATATGCGCGCTGCAATCACAAGAGGTTGGGTTAGTATAATAACCGAAACTGATTCAGCCTTAGCTTCACATGGTTTACCCAGTACGATGGAAATGGTAATCGGTTTTGGAAAAAAGGTAGAAGAAGCTCTTAACTCAATTGCAAATTCAATGGATTTTGTTGTGGGAACGGCAATGGGGATCTATGATGTTATGGGCGCGGTTGGCGGGTTTATAGCAGACAACTGGTCTATAATTTCTCCTGTTATTTTAGGGGTAGCGTTTGCTGTGGGGTTTTATACTGCAGCGCTTACCATTAATAATATAGTTCAAGGAATCAGCAATGCTATAAAAGCTGCAAGTACTATCAGTTCAGCGGCACATGGAGCCGCAATTACCGCAGAGATGGCAGCCACTGCGGGAATGACAACATCCCAGTTGGCATTTAATGCTGCCTTACTTGCCTGCCCCCTCACTTGGATCATGCTTGCTATTATTGCTTTAATTGCAGTCATTTATATGGGAATAGGTGCCTTAAATAAGTTTGCCGGAACCTCGGTTAGCGCCACCGGTGTTATAGCAGCGGTATTTGGAGTTTTAGTGGCACATATCCAGAATAATTTTATTTTCATCTGGAACGTGATTGCCAGTTTTATTAATTTCTTTTACAATGTGTGGAATGATCCCATAGCGTCGGTAAAAATTTTATTCTACGACTTGGCAACTACGGTAGTAGGATATATTACAAATATGGCTCACGCAATAGAAAATGTAATCAACAAGATCCCGGGAGTAGAGGTAAATATCACAGCTGGACTTGATGGGTTCCAAAATCAGATAAAAGCAGCTTCCAGGGAAGCGAAGGATGCATCAGGATGGAAAGAGATCGTTGCCCAGAGAGATTTTATTAGCTATACCGATGCCGCATCATCGGCTTATGAATGGGGAGCAAAAAAAGAAGCCAAGCTAAAGGGGTTTTTTGCAGGCACAGGCGCTAACGGAGGTGCCGGTGAAGCAGGAATCGATCCATGGATGTCATCAGCCTTAAATGATACAGCTGGTAACACAGGGAAGACTGCCGGCAACACGGCACGCATGGCGGATACTATGGACGCATTGGATGAAGAGATTAAATATATGCGTGATGCGGCAGAGCAGGAGGTTATTAACCGGTTTACTCTCGCAGAGCTTAAGATTGACCTTACCAATAACAATACCTTAAAAACAGAGACTGACTTTGATCGGATGAATGGTATGTTAAATGACCTAACGGATGAGATTCTATCGACAGCAGCAGAGGGAGGACATTTATAATGGCTTATGAAGTTTATATTGATGATATGCTCCTCCCACTGCCTCCAGAGAAGATCCCTATTAAATATACTGGCCAGAATAAAACTGCCACCCTTATCAATGGGGAAGAGATAAATATGATTAGGCCCCCTGGACTTGCAGAGATTAGCCTTGATGTGGTGATCCCTCAGACGGACTATCCTTTTGCGATATGGGATGGAAGCTTTGAAAATGCAGAAGATTTTTTGGAGAAATTGAAAGAACTTAAAGAAGATGGGACTTCCTTTGAATTTATCGTAATCCGGGACGGGCCGGGGAATAACAGTTTTTTTGATACTAACATGGATGTAACTTTGGAAGATTACAAGGTATCTGATGATGTAAAGGAAGGATTAGACCTCATTGTTTCTCTTTCCATGAAAGAGTATAAAAGCTATGGAACTAAAATCATGAACTTTGTGATCGTAGAAGAGCAGGCGGTCCCAACAACCTCAGTACCTGAACCGGAACGTCAGGGGACACCGCCTGTATCAAAAACCTACACGGTTGTAAAAGGCGATAGTCTCTGGGCCATTGCAAAAAAACAGCTGGGAAATGGAAGTCGGTGGCAGGAGATATACAATCTTAATAAAGATAAAATCAGAAGTCCCAATCTGATATATCCCGATCAGGTGCTTACTATGCCATAGGAGGTAGAAGATGGAAACACATTTATATATCCAGAATGGTCAGACCGTATATGAGCCGGTAATACAGGGAAGTATCACTTGGGAGTCGCAACGCAAAGGCCGGCCTGGGAAATGCACTTTCACAATTATGCCAGATAATACACTTAAGATTGAGGAAGGGAATGCAATACGTTTTGAAGTAAATGGGAAGACTGTGTTTTTCGGTTTCATTTTTGAACGAAGCTGGAATTGTTACGGACAAATGCAAGTTACAGCTTATGATCAGCTTCGGTATTTAATGAACACAAACAGCTATAATTATTTCAATCTGTCAACCGGGGAAGTGATTATGATGATCGCCTGGGATTATAACCTGCGTACCGGCTCCCTTGCTGATACCGGATATAAGCTGTCCAGGAACAGGCAGGACAAAACTCTGTTTGATATTATTTTGGATTCTTCAGACTTAACTTTGATCCATACCGGAAAGATGTATGTATTGTATGACGATGCCGGGAAGCTGGTACTGAACGACGTGGAGAATATGAAGCTAAATATCATGATTGATAGCAGCACAGCCCAGGACTATGATTATAAAATCAGTATTGACAGCGATACCTATAACCAGATCAAGGTCTATTATGACAACAACAAAACAAAGAAACGTGATATCTACATGACAAAAGATACTGGAACAATCAATAAATGGGGAATCCTTCAAAAGGATGTATCTATTGAGAATGGCGTGAACGGTCAAGCAGTGGCTGAGAGGTATTTAAGCCTTTATAACCGTCCTTCAAGGAGCTTAAGCATTAAAAAAGCGTTTGGGGATATAAGGGTAAGAGCCGGCTGCCTGATTCCGGTATTTTTAGATATAAAAGAAATGGAACTGAAAAACTATTTGTTGGTAGAATCCGTCACTCATAAGATTGATGAGGGGATTCATACCATGGATTTAACGCTGAGAGGAGTTGGGATAAATGGCTGATGCAGCTTGGGTAGAGAATATGAAAAGGATCGTCCTAAAAGCCATGGAGGAAGGGGATCCCTGTGACATTATTCCGGGCACTGTAACGAAGGTTTCTCCCTTATCAGTGCAGATAGATCAGAAGACTATCCTTTCCGGCGATCAGATTCTCGTACCAGAGCATTTAACGGATCGTACGGAGCAGATGGCCATTCCAGGAATAGGAGAAGTTTCAGTCACGGTGAAAGGCGGCTTACAGTCTGGCCAAAGAGTTCTCATGTTGCAAAAGCGAGGCGGACAGCAGTATGCAGTTATCGACCGGTGGTAGAAAGGAGTGTGCGACATGCTCCCTGAATCAGGAAGTATTCTAAAACAGGATTTTGAAATCGTCCAGCAACCGTCTAAAACCTTCAAGGTTGATATAGGGAATCAGCGGATTACTGAAATGACAGATGGCCTAGAAGCAATCCGACAGGTTGTATATTGTACGCTTCATACAGAGCGTTTTGAATGGTTGATCTACAGTTGGAATTACGGTGTGGAGCTGGATCGGTTATTTGGCCAGTCCATTGGGCTTGTGAAGTCTAAACTAAAAAAGCGGATAAAAGAAGCATTGATGCAGGATGACAGGATCCTAAGCGTTGATGCTTTTTCTTTTGAAGTAACCGGCCGGAAGCTCCTTGCGAAGTTCACGATACATACTTCCATAGGAGATATCAACGCTGAGAAAGAGGTGAGTGTTTAGATATGTATGAGGATGTAACCTATGAAGTTATTTTAAAGAGGCTACTTAACCGGGTACCAGCCGAACTTGATAGAAGGGAAGGTTCCATTATCTATACGGCCATTGCCCCGGCTGCGGCGGAGCTTGCCATCATGTATATTGAATTGGATACAGTATTGAAGGAAGCTTATGCGGATACTGCAGACCGTGAATACCTGATCCGTCTGGGGAAAGAGAGGAAGATCTATCCGAAAGCGGCCACTTATGCAGAATTAAAAGGTGAGTTTAATATGGATATCACCATCGGCAGTCGGTTTTCTCTGGATATGCTCAACTATACAGTACTGGAGAGACTAGGAGAAGGCATATACAGATTACAATGTGAAGTTGCGGGTACAGGCCCAAATAGTAAGTTGGGATCTCTTGTGCCTGTTGACTATATTAATGGATTGACTAGGGCGGAATTGACAGAACTGTTATCACCAGGAGAGGCGGAAGAAACGGACAAGAGTTTGAGAGAACGTATCCTTACAAAACTGCAAAAGCCATCTACCGGAGGGAATCGGTATGATTATTATAACTGGGCCATGGAATGCAAAGGAGTAGGTGCTGCAAAGGTATTTCCTCTGGCAGGCGGCTCCGGTACCGTGAAGGTGGTGATTGCGGATTCCAACCGATCCGGCGCCGGCGCTGGCTTGGTGGCCCTGGTTGCAGATCACATTGAAAGTGTACGCCCCATCGGAGCGGATGTGTCAGTAGTGTCGGCAACAGAAAAGGAAATCAATGTGTCTGCCGGCATCAAGCTGAAAAACGGGCTGAATCTAGGTACAGTCCAGAATCTGTTTGAAGATGCACTTACGGAATATCTGCAGGAGAATGCTTTTGACGTTTCATATATCAGTGTGGCAAAGGTCGGAAATCTGCTGCTTAACACAGCAGGGGTGGAGGACTTTACAAGTCTTCTGATCAATGGCGCAGCCGGCAACCAGGAGCTGCAGGATGAGGAAATCGCCGTACCTGGCACTATTACCTTGGAGGTGATATAGGTGGAGATCTGTAGATTTTATGAAAAGTTAAACAAAATAGATGGAAATATCTATGTGGTGGAGGAACAGGTGGAGCTGACAGGAGGCGTGTATGATGCCCCACTGCAGCACGATAACATTAATACCTCCACCCTTTCTGTTTATACCGGTCCCAAATTGACAGGGGAGAGGATCCAGACCTATGTAATTTCTACGCCAAGCCTTGCTCCCTGGAAGAAAGTTATAAGGGTTTATGCAGATGTGCCTACGGTCTATATCAGCTATGAGGCCGAAGGGGATACCGTAGAGGCGGATGACGTCAACCAGCTGCAGGATGAAATGGTCCGTACCCAGGAAGCGGTTAACGAAGAAATCAATCGGGCCGGGGAGTCAGAACAGAATATTGCCGAAGATCTGGTAGAAGAGGTGGCCAGAGCGAAAAAAGCAGAGCAGGCGGTAGCCGGAAACCTGTCCGCAGAGATCAGCCGGGCCAAGGGAGCAGAGCAGGAGCTTTCAGGAAACCTGACCGCAGAAATTACCCGGGCAAAAGCTGCCGAAAAGATCAATGATGATAATCTCACCGCAGAGACAACAAGGGCAAAGGCTGCTGAAAACACTCTGACAGAAAACCTGTCAGCGGAAAAGACCAGGGCTATTGCCGCTGAAGAATCCATAAGAGGTACCATTCAGAGTAACAAGCCAAACTGGGATGATAAGTATACCAGAAATGAGGTGGACAATAAATTTGCTGCCCTGGAGAATGCCATTGACTGGAAAGAAACAGTCAACAGCTATGCGGATATTGCGGGAGCTTATCCAAATCCGCAGGACGGTTGGACTGTCAATGTGAAGGATACGGACTACACCTACCGTTACAACGGTACGGTATGGGTGGTCATATCGGCCAACGCCATCCCCAAGGCCACTCAAAGCGTGGACGGGCTTTTAGCCAAGGAGGACAAGGCTGCCTATGACGATGCAAATAGTAAAAAGCATACCCACGGGAATAAGGCCACCATTGATAAGGTCACAGAGACGCTGTTGATTCAGTGGAACGAAGCATACGGAAAAAGGCATGAACATGAAAATAAGGGGATTTTGGATACGATTACGCAGGCCCTGCTAGATAACTGGAATGCCGCCTTTGTCCACATCAGTGATGCAGTGAAGCACATCACAGCAACGGAACGAACCAATTGGAACGATGCGGACAGCAAGAAGCATTCCCATTCCAACAAGACTATTCTTGACGGAATCACTTCTGCACTGATCACAAACTGGAATGCTGCATATACCCATATTTCTGACGCAGTGAAACATGTAACGGCTGTGGAGCGGGCAGCATGGAATACGGTTTCTGATAAGGTAGATACGGTACCTGGAAAGGGGCTTTCCACAAACGACTATACAAGCGTTGATAAGAATAAGCTGGCTGGTATTGCTACTGGTGCCGAGGTAAACGTACAGGCGGATTTTTATGTAACGGATACGACCTCAGACGCCTTTATTAAAAATAAACCAACATCCCTGCCAGCTTCCGATGTATCGGCTTGGGCGAAAGCATCTACTAAACCAGGTTATGCTTGGAGTGAGATCTCCGGAAAGCCGACCAGTTTCGCCCCTGCAGCGCACATGCACACCAAGTCACAGATAACCGATATGTCAACCAAGGTGTCTGAGTTTGAGAATGATACGGGGTATATAACGGCCGCTGATATCGACACTAGCCAGAATCACACTCATGCAAATAAGAGCGTATTAGATACCATCACTCAGATATTGCTTAACAATTGGAATGCCGCTTACACCCATGTAAGTAATAAGAGTAACCCGCATAGCGTGACAGCGGCACAAGTGGGAGCAGCGGCTACTTCCCATGTCCATGCAAAGGCTGATATTACGGACTTTCCGTCTTCAATACCCGCCGAAGGTGGCAATGCCGACACCGTAAATGGCCATACAGTGAATGCGGATGTGCCATCAGGCGCCAAGTTTACAGATACGGTCTATGCACATCCGAACAGCGGCGTAACGGCGGGTACATACCGCTCAGTGACAGTTAACGCCCAGGGGCACGTGACCGGTGGTACCAATCCCACCAATCTGGCCGGATACGGGATCACGGACGCAGCGGCCAAGACTCACAATCATGACAGCGCATATCTAAAAAAGACCGGCCTGACCTGGGACGATCTGAAGGGGGTGTAAGCCATGTATGGAATAAATAAATATGGCTTGATCCAGTACGCCCAGGAGAAAAACACCGATGAGGAACAGAAAGACTACTATGTAGACCTGGCACGATATGCCCCTCCCTTCCTGGCGGAGATCCGGGAGCTGAAGGCCATTTATGAAACGGAAGGCTATGCGGTTGGGTTGCTGGAACATGAGCTTTCTGATCTGCTGGATCAGTGTTTTATCTCAACTGCGACCTGGGGGCTGACCCGCTCGGAGGAAGTCTATGGGCTGGTAACTAATATGGCCCTTTCCTATGAGCAGCGCCGGGAAATCCTTGTGGCCAAGCTCCGGGGGCAGGGAACCACAACTGCTCAGATGATACAGGAAACTGCGGAGACATTTTCAGGTGGAGAGATTCAGGTGATTGAAGATAATCCGAACTATCACTTTATCGTGCGGTTTATAGGCGTTAAAGGCATACCTCGAAACATGAATGCGTTCATCGCTATGTTGGAAGATATCAAACCCGCACACCTGTCCTATTCCTTTGAGTATCGTTACACAACCTGGGGAGAACTGATCAACCGAAGCTGGACCAGTGTTTCAGGCTTTACCTGGGACAGCATCAGAACATTGAAGGAGGCATGATCGAAGTATGAAATATACACAAAACCTTAATATGAAGATTCCTGAAGGCGGGGATCCGATTGATATAGCAGATATCGCTGGGAATTTTGAGACTCTGGACATCGAAATTAACAAGAAAGCTAATACATCTGGCGGTGATATTTCAGATACCACTATAAAAACCGTAGATGCTATAGCAACAGAATTTCCTGTACCCAGTGCTGGTGAAAGCAGTAAAACTTTTCTGGGGAAAGTTAGAAAGTTTATTCAAGACTTTATTGCCATAAAGGACACATTGCTTACTCTCAGCAAACTGGTTAATAACGGACAGACCACAGCATCGGGATTTGCGCTTGATGCCAGGTACGGAAAGACATTAGCGGACCAGATCACTAAATTAAATACTGATTTAACGTTGAAAGCCGACAAAAGCGAATTAAACAAAAAAGTTACTGGTAGCTTAGATCAAATAGCCAATGTAACATTTGGCCGCACAAGCAATAGGATTTATATAAGGTTCACTCTATCGGAGACATCGTTTTATCAGATCGAACTATACGATGATGGCCCTCTGGTGTTTGGAAGGAGTATTAATGGTACCTGGGCTACTATGTGGACGAAATGATCATTTCCATGCCGACCATTCTCCAGCGTTGTTCCTGAACCTTTTAAGCGATCCTTCGAAATAAATCTGCTCCTGGGCTACATAGTTAGATGTTGCGTACACCAAAAAAACACAGGGACCTTTGAATCCAATATTCAGCATAGTCGACCCTTCCGATGATATGATCTGATAAATACCTGTTTGCGTATAATTATTAGCGTCTCCTGATGCATAACCTCTAAGCATCAGTGCGTTAATCAAATCAGTATTTTACTTAGCAGCCTCTCACAGCTCTATATTGCGCAATTCCCG